CTCTGGATAGTGTTTGTTATCGGAGATGACCCGCACCGCAGGCGGGTCGCTGTTGGGCACATGTTGCAACCGCTTGGCAACCAACCCGATACCATCGTCGAGCACAAAAATTCCAGGTGGATTTGGCGATTTGCGGGTCATATCGACCAGAACGGTATCGCCGTTCATCAAGGTGGGCTCCATGCTGTCACCCTCAACCTTCATGATCCGCAGCTGGGAAGGGGAGGCCTTGAGGCCATTCTTGATCCAAGACTTGCGGAAATGATAGGCGCGGTCAGCTTCCTCATACTCTTCCAAAACAATCGCACCGCCCCCCATGGAGGGCCGCACGCCCGCATGCGCAATTGCCACGAACGCCTCTTCAGAGTTTTCGAGGAAGGGCAGGGGGCCTTCAACTTCGCCAATGCCATGGATCAACCAGTCGAGATCTACTTTCAGGACACGCGCCACCTCAGCCAGCCTATCGAGGCCAGGCCGGATCGAGCGGCCGCGGAGGATGTCATACACGAAGGATCGGTTCACGCCCGCCATCTCTGCGACGTGGGCGGGGCTCAAGCCAAGCTGATGCGCGCGGGCCTGCAGGCGGTCGGCCAGTGAGTGGTGTTCGGTCATTTTATCCCCAAGGGGCTGTGGATTAGTTTGGATAAGATAGGATTGCACTGGGATCGTCAAGAGGCTAGAACGATAGGAGAACAATTGGGCGCAGAATCGAGGGGGCAGATGCGGATCGAGAAGGACTATTTTGCGCTGCCTGAGATCCTTGAGCGGTGGTCAATTGCCGAGGACGATTTGATCTACCTCGCCGAAAACGACATTGTTCGTTTCTCGATCCGCGTCTTCAATCTGCCGCTTGAGTTCGGCGACCATGCGGCTGATGCCGATGGTCCGGTGGTCAACGGTCCCAGGGAAGAGCGTCGGTTCAGCGGTCTTCTCGATCTGCACGCGTCTGATGTGTTTCACCTCTTCCGGGCGGGCGAAGCTGCACTGCGTGAGTTTCGCCAAGAGAAGTCTGGCTGTGCCTGCATCGTCGCGGGTCAGGCGGAGATTTTCACAGTTATTGGCGATTTGTTGATGCGACGCGGCGAGCGCGATCGCTACGAAATCGAGACCGGGTTCCATGCCGGGCGAGGTGAAGCCCCAGAGCAGACGTTCATTTACGCAAAGGGGTACCGCGAGGTGCGCTGCCGTGGACGCAGGTTTCAACTTGGCGCAATCCAAGCCGAGATCGTTGGAGTGTTGCATAAGGCGGCGGAGGCCGGCCAGCCTTGGCGCAATGGCAAGGAGATGCTCACGGCCGTGGGCTCGCGGAGCCTCAAGATGGTGGATGTCTTCAAATCCAAAGAGGATTGGCGCGAACTGATTCAATCTGACGGCCGGGGCAACTACCGTTTGCGCGTCCAATAGCCGAGTTTTTTCCCCGCGGTGTGGGATGAGGTGTGGGATTTAGTGGGGGATGGGTGTGGGATGCCCATCCCCCATCGTCGTTTTGCGGCCTGTTTTCATAAAGCTGTCCGTCCCACTCCGTATCCCACCCCGATCCCGACGACATCCCACACCAAGCTTTTGCATTGTTTCCCTGTAACCATCAGTGGAGACCGATATGCAGACAAAAATCTGCCTCACCCAAAAGGAACTCGCCCGGCGTTGGGCGATTTCCCACCGCACCTTGGAGCGCTGGCGCTGGACCGGTGAGGGGCCGAGTTTCATGAAGCTTGGTGGCCGGGTGATCTACCGGCTTGAGGACGTTCTATCCTTTGAACTGGCCCACTTGCATCAAAGCGAGGCCGTCCAGGCGGCACGGGTGGCATGATGCAGCCTGACATCCGCGACGACATTGGCTTTTTTGCTTGGGTGTCTTTGGCGCCTCCGGGTGCGGCCGTCAGTTACCATCGCGGCTTTCTCGCGGTGGATGCGGTCTCGCACGTCTCCAAGCTTCCGGCATCGCAGCAGCGCAGCTTGCGGATGATCGCGTCCGCCGCTTGGCGCGCGTCAGAACAGAACCTTGTTCATCTTGTTCAAGAGCGCCTCGGCCCGGATCTCTTCGATTATCGCGCCATCGCGCGTCCGCGCCCTGCTCCCAACACATCCCCAACCACTCGCCCGCTGCGGGCGGATGCATGACCAACTTCCAAGACATGGAGACGAGAATGACTTATCCAAAGAACACCCTGAGCGTGGATGATATGCTCAACCTGCCGACCGGCGAGATGGCGCAAATGCCGGTCGAATTGCTGGCCGCGTTGCAGGCGGAACTTGATAATGCTGCCAGGCAATTGAAGTCCGCGACGCTGCGGCTCAACACAGCCTTTGAGGTCCGCTATGCGACCCGGGCTGCCGAAGCGCGCCGTGCCTGCGGCAAGGACACCGGCACGGTCCGCTTGGTGGACGGCGACTACGCGGTGGTGGCTGATCTGCCCAAACGCGTCGACTGGGACCAGGAAAAGCTTGCCCAAATTGCCCAGAACATCGCATCGGCAGGGGAGGATCCTTCCGAGTTCATCGACACGAAGTTGTCGGTTTCTGAGCGCACGTATGGCGCGCTTCCTGAGGCTTGGCGCAAGGGGTTTGAGCCGGCGCGTACTGTCAAAATGGGTGCGTTGAAGGTGGTCTTGGAAGCGAAGGGGACTGCCTGATGGCTATCTCTCTCGCATCCCTGTGCATGACCTCGGCGCTGACACCGCCGCGCATCCTGATCCACGGTGTGGCAGGTGTCGGCAAGTCCACTTTTGCCTCTGATGCCGACCGGCCGGTGTTCATCATGACCGAGGACGGGCTCGGAAAACTGCAGGTGCCACATTTTCCGCTGGCGACGAGCTATGCGGACGTGGCCGGGGCCCTGGACGCTCTGCTGACCGAGGGCCACGACTTCGGCACGGTGGTCATCGACAGCGTCGACTGGCTGGAGCCGCTGATCTGGGCTGAAGCCTGCCACCGCAACGGCTGGGCGTCCATTGAAACCCCCGGCTTCGGGAAAGGCTATGCCGAGGCGCTGACTGTCTGGCGGGAGTATCTCGACAAGCTGAATGCGCTCCGGGACCAGAAAGGCATGGCGGTCATCCAGATCGCCCATACCGACATCAAGCGCTTCGACAGCCCCGAGCACGAGCCTTACGACCGCTATGTGATCAAGCTGCAGGCCCGCGCCTCGGCGCTCTTGCAGGAGCATTCTGATGTGGTGCTCTTCGCCAACTATCAGATCTCGGTCGCGAAGTCTGATGTCGGCTTCAACAAGAAGGTCACCCGGGCGCTCGGGTCTGGTGCGCGCGTCATGCACACCGAGGAGCGCCCCGCCTTCCTCGCCAAGAACCGTTACGGGCTGCCGGACACGCTGCCCCTCAGCTGGGCCGAGTTCATGGCGGCCATGCCTCAATCTGAATGATCGCCCTGAAAGGACAAGACCATGGCACGTTTCGACACGTCCTTCGACGCTACCAGCGTTGAACCCACCACCGCCCAGGAGCTTTTGCCCGCGGGCAAATACCGCGCCCAGATTGTCGAAAGCGAGATGCGCGTCACAAAGAATGGCATGGGTCAGTTTCTCTGGCTGATGCTCGACATCCTCGAGGGCGAGCATAAGGGTCGCAAGATCTTCGATCAGCTGAACCTGGTGAACCCGAACCCGACCACCGTGGAAATCGCGCAGCGCACGCTGTCTGCCATCTGCCACGCGACGGGCAAGATGCATGTCAGCGACAGCGAGGAACTGCACCTGATCCCGATGACGATCCAGGTGAAGATCCGGCCGCCGAAGAATGGCTACGGGGAGAGCAATGCCGTCGCCTATCTGCCGCCGGATCGCGCCGCTGCGGCCCGTGCAGCCAAGCCGGCATCCGCTGCGCCCGCCACACCTGCAGCCCCGCCCAAGATGGCGTCTGCGCCCTGGAACAAGAAGGGCTGACGCGCTGCGCCGCCCTGACCTGTTGACGGCCGGGGCGGTGCCTAACCCCATCTGAGGACACTCCCATGACTGACCTGAACAACGCGGCCGCCGAGGGAAACCTTGGGGCCGTGATCAGCCCCGGCTTGCCTGATGATCAGCGCCGGTTGATCGAGCTTGACGACGCAATTGCCAAGATCCGCACCCAGATCGCGACGGCCGATCTGGCCCGGCAGCGGGGTCACAAACCCATCGACCCGGACTGGTTTCACAGGGCCCGCACGGCGCTGCGGCACCTGAGCCGCGAGCGGGCGGAACTCTTGGCCCAAGGGACCGGCCGACGTCGCCGCGAAAAGCTGAAGGACGCGCTGATCGGCGTTCTGCGCGAGCGCCACGACCCCGAGACCTGGAGCGGCATTCTGGCTGAGGCGCAGGCCCGCAGCGAACGGGAGGGTCTGTGATGGCCGAGCTTCCCGAAGCCTCCACGCCGACGCTGACGGCAATCTATGCCGATTATGAGGCCCGCCAGGGTGATGGTTTCCGCGACCACCTCGGTGCCTCGATCATTGGCAAGTCCTGCGCCCGCGCACTCTGGTACGATTTCCGCTGGGTCACGCCCGCGCGCCATTCCGGCCGCCTGCTGCGCCTCTTCGAGACGGGCCAGCGGGAAGAGGACCGCCTCGTGCGCAATCTGCGCGCCACTGGCGCAACTGTGCTCGAGGTTGATCCCGAAACCGGCCGTCAGTTCCGCGTCGAAGCCCATGGCGGCCATTTCGGCGGCTCGCTGGACGGCGTTGCCATCGGCATCCTTGAGGCCCCGAAGGCCTGGCATGTGCTGGAGTTCAAGACCCACGGGGTCAAGAGTTTCACTGAGTTGACAGCCAAAGGCGTGGTGCAGGCCAAGCCCCAGCACGCCGCACAGATGCAGATCTACATGCATCTGATGGGGATCACCCGTGCGCTTTATGTGGCGGTTTGTAAGGATACCGATGCGCTGCATATCGAGCGCATCGAGGCTGATAGCGCCATCGCCGAGGGGCTGATGGAAAAGGCGGGCCGGGTTATCTTCGCCCAGCATCCGCCCGCGCGGATCAGCGAGGACCCGGCCTGGTTCGAATGTCGGTTCTGCGATCACCATGCCGTCTGCCACAAGGGTGGTGGGGCGGCCGTGACCTGCCGGTCCTGCCTCCATGCGACGCCCGCTGACGGAGGC